CGGGCTCCAGCGTCAACGAGGACAAGGAGGAATCCGAAGACGACATCGATGTGTTCATCGACGAGTTCTTCGACGCCATCACCACACCGATCACCGATGAGACGGCGGGAACGTCAGCGGTTCCCATGGTGGTCACCGGGCCGAAGGACGACGGTGAGGCTATCAAGCTAATCTCGGTGTCCCGCGAATCTGACCGGTTCCTGGTCGAGCGGACCGACAAGGTCCTCGAGCGCATTTTGTCCGGGCTGTACATCCCTAAAGAGAAGGTTTCTGGTCTAGACCAGGTTCAATACAGCAACGCCGATCAGGTGTCGGAGGATCTGTACCGCATCCATATCGAGCCGCTGGCTGTGATGCTGTGCGACGCGGTTACCTCGGTGTACATGCGGGTCCGGGTGAAGAAGAAGTTCCCCAATTTGTCCGCAGCCACTTTGGGCCGGCTCGCCATCTGGTACGACCCCTCGGCGATCTCCATCAAGTCCGATCCCAGCGAGTCGGCTTCGGAAGGGTACAAGGAGCACATCCTGTCGGCCGCCGCCTGGCGCCGCGCCAACGGTTATTCCGACACCGACGCGCCTAGCCAGGCCGAGCTGGCGCTGCGGATGGTGGTGGAGAGCACGGGGCGCAACCTGCCCCCGGAAGTGCAATTCCAGGTTCTGCAGGTGGCCCTGCCAGAATTGTTCGGAGAAGCCGGGCCGTTCGCCGCACCCGCCCCGGCCGCCGAGGCTCCCCGGGACGACCGTTACGGTCCTGGAGACGCGGTGTCGGCAGAGGTCAATGGACGCGACGCCGAATCGGCCCGCGCGGAAGTGACGACATGAGGGAGTCGTGATGAACAGCGTTATCCCACCCGTGACCACTGCTGACGATCTCTCCGCGGCGATCGCCGCCGGAGTAGAAGACCCCGGTATTCGCTGGTACTCCATGAAGATGGCGGACAGTTTCCGTCTTCTGGACCAGTTGCCTGCCGATTGGGAGATCAGCATGGTGGCCGCCAACCGGGAATTCTCTTCCGAGGTACGGGAACGCTACGCCGGGCAAGGCATCGCGCTGCCCGACGGTTCCTTCCCCATTCCGGACAAGGACGCCCTGCGCAGGGCCATCGCCAGCATCGGGCGGGCCAGTGACTACGATCGTGCCAGACGGCACATCATCAAACGTGCCCGGGCCTTGAAAGCCGTCGACATGCTTCCCGGTGATTGGAGCGTCACCGCCTCGGCTGGGAACGGTGATGATGACATGATCGCCGAAATGCTGATCCTGCAAAGGAAGAACCTGGAACGCCATGCCCGCATCTGACGTTCTCGTCGTCTCATCCCGGTCCGCCCGGACCTACCCTGTTCCGTCCGGGGTGATGGAGCAGGTCGGGCAGGGCTTGCGCTGGGCGCAGGCGTACGGAACCCAGGTCCCTGAGCCTTACCAGGCTGCTGCGGCGCTGCTGGCGTCGGGCAGAGGTTTGCAGCCCGACGAGATCGAAACCCTGGCCGCGATGGTCGCCGACCTCGATTCGCCGGTTCCGGGATGGAACGCGGGCGAAGACGGCTACCCGTGCCGGCCGCGCATCCTGTCCAGCCTGGCCGGGGGGAACCTTCTGGAAGCATGGAGCGCCACCGTCGCCGGTTCCTGGCAGCAGGAAGTGGAGCGGGAATCTTCGGCACTGCTGGCCAGCATCGGATTCTCTGAGGACGGCCCCGATCCTGAATACTCCTACATCGGGCTGTGTGCGGCAGGCGATCCCGACATCGTGACCGATCTGGTGCGCATCGGGCGCAACGGCGACCATTGGCGCTGGAATCCCGCCGAACCGATTTGGAACCGCGCCGATGCCTCGGTCATAGCGTCCCACCCTGGTGTGGAACCGGACTCTGCGATGCTGGCCGCCATCGTGTCGGCGCTGGCCGACGGCGACAAACTGTGCCTGGTGTACGGCGAGCCCCTGATGTTCCTGCCCGACGAGATGGCGACCACCGATTTTCCCGACGATGTCGAGACAAGCCTGACCGCTGCCGTGGTCGACGACATGGACATCCGGGCGGTGTGGGGCTTGGTGAAGATAGATCCCGGACCGGTGGTGTCACTGCGGGCTGCCGGTGAGTGGCGGGAAATGCCCGGATGGCCACGCGATCCGATGAGGATCGTGGTCCTGGACGAATGGACGTCCGCCGCCGTGGCGATCAAGGCCGACGCGCTGGGTGAGGTGCCCGACATCGTCGTAAGCGACGATGTTCAGACGATTCCAGAGCAGATGAGTCGGGGGGTTCTGGAACTGGCCGATGCGGCATTCGCCAAAGCCATCGCCAGTGTGAGTTCGGCCGTTCCCAGTGACGACGCGGTGGCGCAGGTGTCGAACCGTCAGGCAAACCGGAAACTGATTTCCGAACTGGAGCTCGTGCGGGACTGGACGGTGCTGACGTCGCAGCGGAATCTGCTCGCCGCCGCATTGGCGCCACAGGTGGAGCGGACCGTGGTGTCGGCCGGGGGACGCAATCATCCGGGAGCGGTCCGGCTGCGGAGGTACTGGACGCGGGGGCAGGGTGCGATGAAAATCGCCTGGGGCGCGCACGGGAACTGGCGGCGCTGCTATCGGCAATTGTTCAAATACATGGGCGAGCGGGCTGCCGGATATTGCCAGAAGCTTCACAAGTCACAGACCGGCGTGTACACCGGAAGCCGCGCCCACCGCAACCAACTGGTGGCTTCGGCTAATGCCAGCGCCAATTCCGGTGGAATGATCGCGCTCGTTCCTTCCGAAGCCGATCTGAACCGGCTGGTGCTGGACGAGGACGGGGCTGAACCACGTGAAGAACTGCACGTTACCCTGGCTTTTCTCGGTGAAGCGTCGGAGTGGTCCCCAATCCAGCGGGAAAAGTTGTCCCGCCTCCTGAAAACCACGGTCGAAGATGCGATCCGCCCCGATATCGATACCGAAGGCGGTGTCGAAGGAAAAGTGTTCGGGTTCGCGCACTGGAACCCCGACGGCGACGACCCGGTCTGGGTGCTTAGCGTGGGAGGCGCGGAACTCACCTGGGTGCATGACGTGATCTGGCAGTCAATCACAGATGCGAACGATGGGGCTGATCTCCAGGAATTGCCCGTTCAGCATTCTCCCTGGCAGAGTCATCTGACACTGAAATACGCGAAAACCCTGGATATGGACCCGGTTGTTCTGGCTGAACGGGTCGGATCTGTTACTTTCACACATATACGTTTGACGTTTGGATCGGATGTCACCGACATTCCGCTGTGATGAGCCCAATCCCTCGATGTTCAGGGAGCAATCGTGCTCACAGACGGAATTTACGCCGAAACCGCTCCCGACGGGTTCGACGAACTCGTGCAGTCCATCACCGCCGCCGCGCAGTCCACACTCCTGCGCCCGCCCAAAGAGTGGTTTGAGAATCCAGACCTGAACCGGGTCACCCCGGTCACTATCACCGCCGACGGACGGCTGTACGGGCACATCGCGCCGTGGGGTGTGGAGCACACCGGCATGCCGAATGTGACCGCACCCAGATCGCCGTCGAATTACGCGTTCTTCAAAACGGGGATCATCGCGACCGCTGAGGGCGACGACGTCCCGGTCGGGCAGATCACCCTGGCCGGCGGTCACATGAATGACCTGCGTGCAGGGGCCGGGAAGGCCGTCCAGCATTACGATGACACCGCCAGTGCGGTGGCCGACGTCAGCGTGGGCGAGGATAGGCACGGAATCTGGGTGGCGGGATCGGTGCGCCCGGGCGTCACCGGAGACCAGCTTCGTGCGCTGCGGGCCTCAGCGCCGTCAGGGGACTGGCGGCCCATCAACGGGCAACTGGAGCTGATCGCCGTATGCCAGGTGAACGCTCCGGGATTCCCGATCGCCCGTACCGTGGTCGCCTCCGGTGAGATGACCGCACTAGTGGCGGCGGGCGCTTCGGCCATGTATTCGGTGCGCCAGAACGAAGCCATCATCGCCACTGTGGAGAAGATGGAGAACCGGATTACCGTCCTGGAAGACAAAATCGCCGGAAATGAGGCTCGGGCCGTGGAAGCCGCTGCCGAGGTTCAGGAATTGGAGCCGGTTGTCGCAGGTCAGATGACTTGGCCGAACGGTGTGACGTTTAACATCCACAATTCCCCGATGTCTGTTCCGGCTTCTGATGGATCGGATTCGCGGGACGATAGTGGCGAATGAGTTGCTTGTGACTAACCAACATGCGAGAGTATGCAGCGAGCGATCGGTTCGCCGGTACCTCCGCATGATGACATCTGATGTACGCGGAGGTTTGCCGTGATCGACAACATTGCCCAGGGCCTGAAGAACATCGACAGCCTCACCCTGGAACAGCTCGAGCCCTTGATCGCCTCGTCTTTCCAGTCTTTCGACGTCGCCCAGCAGTCTGGCGACACGAACACGATGGCCGAATACCTTTCCGCTGCCCGGACGTTCACCGAGCGCCAGAACACTCTTCTGGCCGCCGACGGCGGTAGCTCCGGCAGCGAAGGCGATCCGCCGACGCAGGCGCCACAGGCAGCGACGGCCGAAGCCACCACCGCGTCCACCGAGCCTGAGGCCGATACCACTGCCGTGCCAGCTAAGACTGCTGCTGCTGCGCCGCCGCAGGACCCGGCAGTCACGGAGGCAGTCGAAGCTGCCGCTACCGACATCTCGGATGGTGCGGACACCACTGAGCCGGCCGAATCTACAACGGCATCGGCCGACATCACTGAAATTACTGAGCCGGCCGAAGCCACTACGGCTGCGGCTGACACCACTGAACCATCCGGAACCGGCGATACGGCAGGTGCGGATGCCGAGGCCGGTACCACGACAACTGAGGAGACGACGGTGACTGCTTCCGCAACTTCCGCCGAAGAGACCATTACGGTTCCCGAAGACAATGCGCCGATCCCCGCCGGGCGGGACGCGACACCTGTCACCATCACCGCCGGCGCGGACATCAAAGGTGTGTCCTCCGGATCGCCGTTCAAGAACCTGACCCAGGTTGGGGAGGCGTACATCAGTCGCATCCGGTCCATCCGGAACGCCTCTGGTGGGGATGGGGAACGACACACGGTGGCCACCATCACCGCGTCCTACCCCGAGGACCGCACTCTCACCGACGACGCCCAGGCCAACGAGAAGAAGATCAAAGCTGTTCTCAATCCGAAATCGGAAGCCATGGTCGCCTCTGGCGGGTACTGTGCGCCGCTCCCGGTCCGGTACGAGATCTACGGTCTCGGCGTGGCCGCCCGGCCGGTGCGCGACAGTCTCCCGATGTTCGACGCCGGCCGCGGCGGTGTGCGATTCGTCGCTCCCCCGGTGCTGGGCGACCTGGCCGGAGCGGTCGGGCTGTGGACTGCGGCCAATGACGCCAACCCCGGCGAGGCGTCCGGAACGCCGAGCACCAAAGCCCGCCTGAAAGTGACCTGCCAGGACCCGATCGAGGCCGAAGCCGACGCGGTGACCCTGCAGCTGGAGTTCGGGAACTTCATGACCCGCGCCTTCCCGGAGCTGGTCAACCGCAACAACGAACTCGCGCTCGTCGAGCATGCCCGGTTCGCCGAGCTGAACCTGCTCAGCCAGATGACCGCGCTGTCTACCGCCGTCACCGCGTCTGCGACGCTCGGCATTGGACGGGACTTCCTGGCGAGCGTGGCTCGTGCCGGCTCGGCCTACCGGAACCGGCACCGCATGCCGCGCAACACTCCGCTTCGGGTGATGGCACCCGAGTGGGTGCTGGACGCGATGCGGGTCGACTTCGGACGGGGCCTGCCTGGCGACACCAACGTCGCTTACGCCGATGCTCAGATCAACCAGTTCCTCAACGCTCAGAAGATCCGCCCCACCTGGCACCTGGACGGCGTGTTCGGCAACCAGGCGCCCGCCTCGGCTCTGGTGGACTACCCGGGCGAGTTCGTGTTCCACATCTTCTCGGAGGGAACGTTCCTGTTCCTGGACGGCGGCACGCTCGATCTTGGCGTCGTTCGCGACAGCGAACTGGTGGGCACCAACGACTACCTGAACTTCTCCGAGACCTTCGAGGGAATCGCGAAGATCGGGGTCGAGTCGCTGGCCGTCACCCAGACGTCGGAGATCTCGGGAGCGGTCGTAGGAACGGTGGCGCCCTGATCGCCGTAGCAATCCTGATGCTCAATAGTTCGTGAAAGGAGGGGACCATGGTCGCCACAACGCTTCTGGGAGGGCAAGTCCCCTCCATCGACGTGATCCACGTGCCCGAGGACGGTGGGGAACTGACCGGCCTGGGTCAGCCGTTCGACGCGTTCTCCTGCGGCAGAGAATTCTTCTTCGCCGAAATCTGTCCCGAAGACGAAGATGAGACCGAACTGCCGGACGCGCTGTTCGGGTACATCTCAGACGTGTTCGCCGTCGCCGCCCGGCAGAAGTTCCCGACCCGGTGCACGACGGAGCGGGCTACCCAGGAACTGATCGCCGCGTTCGGCGATGCCGCCGAATACCAATTCGGCCAGGTGCTGTGGTTGGGGAACTTCGGCGGCGGATCGGGGGACGTCACCGAGAAGCCGTTGTTCCTCACCTCCCCAGAGGTGGAGACGACGCAGTACAGCGATGGGGCCACATCCTCGGCCAAGGAACGCATCGCCGAAGTCCTCTCCGACGCGTTCGAAGCCCACCCCGAGCTGAAGCCGATACTCCACCTCGGGATGCGCAGCGCCCTGGAGGCGGGGGTAGACCTTCAGGTCCTCGGCATCCCCTACGTCGTCAACCCGGCCTACCCGATCGAAACGGTCGCCGTTACTGGGCCGATTCAGATCTGGATCGGATCCGTGCAGGACCTCACTCATGTCGATTGGCCACGAAATCGCAGATACGCCGAGGGCACACGGCTTGGCCGTATTGCTTTCGACCCGTGCCTTGCTCGCCGAGGCGTAACTTCATGATCGGAGATTGACATGCCCGCAAGTCCCGCCAGTGTCAGTGGCCTCGCACTTCGCATCTCCAAGCTCGCCGTCAATGGGGAACCTTTGGCCGGTTCGGAGACCGCGTATGTGACCAGCCGGTTCATGACACTCGGATTCACACCCGAGTACGTCGAGGGCGACGAGGTGGAAGAGAAGGCCGCCGATGGAACCGTCTGCGTCTACTTCAAGCTTCCCGACGTCCTCAAGCGCGTCACGTTCACTCTCCAGATCTGCGCCCCGTCCCCCGAATTGTCCGAGATCCTCGCTGGCGGCACTCTGCTGGAAGACGGCGGCGAAGATGTCGTGGGCTACGAAGGCCCACAGGTCGGAACCGAAGCCACCCCCAACGGAATCTCAATGGAGGTGTGGTCGCGAGCGGTCGAAGACGGTCGCCTGGCGCCCACGAACCCGTACTGGTGGTGGGTGTTCCCCTCCTGCCAGCTCCGGTTTGCCGGCGAGCGGGTGCTGGAGAACGGTATGCTCGCCAATACCTTCGAAGGGTGGGGCGTGGGCAACCCGAACTTCGGCGACGGCCCCGGAGACGACTGGCCGTATACCACCAGAAGCCCGTTCCAGTACGCCCGCACCGACAGCTTCCCCAGTGG